TTACTCAATAGACACGGTTAATTGATGCCCGATAGCGGTTGCCGCTTTCGCCACCGTATCAATCTTAGTCGAATGGTGTAAGTCAAAGAGGCGGGTCACTTCCTGCTTCTTCACGCCCATACGCTGGGCTAACTCCGTTTGTGTTAACCGGGAGTCAACGAACGCATTGAGCATCAGCACCTTTGAGGCCACGCTTAAGGGTACATCAACATAATCATCACCTTGCCCTATGGGGCTGGGCAACGGTATTTTCTTACTGTCTTCGAAGTAGAATTCGAAAGAGGTAATGAGCGCATCAAGTGCCATTACCAGCGCTTCTTCCCGTGTTTCCCCTTGGGTTAAGGCTTCAGGGATATCCGGGAACGAGACGAAATAACCGCCCTCTTCGACAGGTTCGAGTATTACGGGATATCGCATAGTATTTAATAGTGAAGCTGTGCGAGAACCCGCCTCTGGTGAGACGGGTTTTTATTACAATCCTAACTGCTTGATGATTGCTTTCCTCAGTGGTTCTTTTATCTCATGGGCGGGGTGTCTTGGCATAATGGTGCATTTCCCCTTGTACCTTAGTTTCAGGTGGTTTGTTCCGTTTGAAACTTCGACGCCCTGAGCCTCCAGCCACCGTCTGAACTCGCGTTGCTTCACTGCTCCTCCATTCTGTTGAACATGGTATTATAGTAAACATTTATGCTTACCAAGTCAACATTTATGTTTACTAAAAGGAGGGCAGATAAACAAAAACCCCGCCGGAGCGAGGTTATTTGATAAACAGGCAATCAAGTGGTGAGGTTGATTGTGCTGTCTTTAGGTTGATAAGGGGTGTCATAGGAGCAAACGGATGAAAGTTTATTGACACCGCCATCATCGTTCTCAACGCGATAATTGCATGTTAAGAATGGATCCGCAACGGAGAACACCAATCTTACTGCTTACCCCTTAAAATAGCAATCTCACACAAGTAATCGATATTCAGCCAATCACCGGTGAATATTTCTGTTTCAATCCATCCGATTTATGTGCGGTGCCTCTGATGGCACTGGCGTTCTGGGGTGTACCGGTATTGTGATGGGTGTGGGCGGCGGTCAGTTCCGCCAGTTCCTTAACCACATCCAGTGTGTCTAACATCAACGTCATGACGTTAATTTGCGGGCTGCCCACCCAGACCACCGGCGCGACAATTTCTTGCTTCACCCCGGCAATGCTCTGTTTCAGCAGCCCGATTTTCTCTATCAGTATTTGGCCCACATCGATATTGGCATTTTTCCCCACACTGGCAAGGTAGTTGCTCGATGTCGCCAGACTGTAATCGCCGTCAGCCACCTGCTGAACAGCCCCCGCCAATAAGGTGGATGTGCCTAACACCAGCGTTTTATCCGTGGCCTGTATCGTGGTATCACGGGCGACCACGGTGCGGGTTTCGGTGTCGGCCTTGATTTCGCGGTGCATGGACGATTCGTTAATGGTCTGGTCAGTCTGGCGTATCCAGCTCCCTTCCTGTGTCACGCGTTGCGAGACTTCCGCCCGCTGCTGCTGCAATTGTTCACCGGGCTTAATATCCGGCAATGTGTTGCCCTGACTTAAGGTCTGGCGGATAAACGGCTTATCCGCTCGCCCGCCCTCGAACGCAATTTCAACCACCGTACCGACAGGCGGATACTGGAACATCCCCGATTCACTGCCCGCCATCGGCAATGGCAGCGGGACGGCGCGATAAACAGGGGCAGCGGCATCTTTGCCGTTATCATCCAACAATTGCACATCGACGGCATAGCGCGGGCGGAACGGGTCGGACATATCCCCACTGACGGTGTTTTCGGTGTGGGCTTCAATGCGAGCTAATTTTGGCAAGTGCAGTCCGGCGGAGAGTTCAGGGTAAGCCGCATCAATCTGGCGTTGGGCGGGGGTTTTGTTCTCCGTCTGGCCTTTCGGCTGCCATGTGATGCTCATGTTTTCATTCAACAGATTGATTTTGGTCAGCCGCTGCTGATTGACCACAAAACCGGGGCGCAGGGATTGGATCATCGGAATCGTCATGGTATTGCCTGCGGACTGGCTCTGGCTGAATTCATTGGGGATTTCGACCGGTTTTTGGGCAAACATCGAATGTGCCCAACTGCCCAGATAAACCGACCCATCCGGCAACTGATGCCAGATATAATCGTCAATGGTAAAAAGCTGGCCCAGACTGCCCAATAACTGGTAGCCCGTGCCATTATGAGTGTAATGCGGGATGGGTGTATCGGTATAAGGGGCATTGGGTAAGGTGAACGTCAGGCCGCTGTGTTCCTGTAACCACGCGACTATCTGGCGTAAGGTCGGATGCTGAAACGAGCACGGCCACGCTTTATCAAACACGCCAACCAGTTCACGCACAAACAAACGCTGATAGCCGTTCTGGGCAGGCTGTGAGCGTTCCACATAGCCGGTAAACCAGCGCAGCACCAAATCGGTATAGCCCACATCCAGGCGCACCAGTTTCCCTGTGTAATCGGTGGTCGTTTCGGCGGTGATAAAACCCCGGCCACAGGCGGACAGTTCCAGCATCAGATTGGCATCGACCACATGCACTTCATCGCCGGATAAATAGAGTCGCTGGATGGGCTTCATTCGTCTGAGCCCCCGATGCCATCATTAATCGGTTTTAAGACCTTGCGTTCAAACCAGCTTAATTTGTCGGGATCCTCCCCGGCTTTCGCGCCGTCCTGTCCGGTCTGTTTTTTCGTCGGAATCGCACCGGTGGCACGGGCATCGCGTTTCTCCGCGACCGATAAATGCTCCCGCAAGGTAAACGTCACCTGCCATGCTTGTTTACCGTCCACTTTGCTGGCATCTATCGTGCCCGTAAAGGTGCCGATGCGAAAGTTAATGGCCTGCGCAGTGAGATTGGCCACCCGGTAGCGTTTCAGGTTGCCGTTATCTTTGGCTTCCGCCAGTGCAAACAGGCGCGACAGGGTTTTCTGTTCGGTAAAGGGAATAATGCCCGTGATACGCAGCTCTTTCGGCTTGATGCCCTGCTCAGCGACGGCGGTACTGGAAGACTGCCCGCTCTGGTCTTGATCCTGAAACATCACAGACGGCGTAACGGTCAGGCTTTTTAACGCAATGGCCTCGCCATCAAGGGCGAGGGTGATAATTTGGCTCATGGTGTAGCATCCTTTCTAATGGGCGGATATCGTCCCCGGCAAACAGCACGGCCAGCGTGTACACCGCGTCCGGTTCGGGGATGTTTTTACGTAACTTTTCTGCCACGTGTGCGCCGTTCCCTTTCCCGGAGAACGCCCAGACCGTGGCGGATTTTCCCGCCAACCCGTTCATGGCATCGGTGACGTGCTGCAACGCCGATTGTCGGGCAGCCGTCAATGCGGTTAACTGGGATTTTAACCCGGTAAGGCTGCTGCCTGCGCTGGCCTGTGCGCTGGCTTTGGCTATCAATTGTGCATTCACCGCCTGACGGCTGGTCGCGGTGGATAACGGTTGTGGCAGCGGTAAACCGCCGCCCGACTTGCCCGGCAGTTGCATTTTTGTCGTGGCCAGACTCTCTGCGGTTTTTGCCATCCGCTTGACCTGCGCCAGTGCGGGCAGTGGCAGCACCGCTGAAAATTGCGTGAGATGCTGCATAAATTCCGCGTGGGTTTTGGCGCACACCATCAGTATCAGGCTGTTGATATGAGCTGCCCCGGTGAGTTTAGTCGCCAGCGCTTCAATGGCATTGGTCGGGCTTAAATAGCTGCCACTGTCAGTCTGCTGCCCGATACCATAAATAAACGGATGTATGGGGACAATGGCGGCAGACAACCCCGATAAATCCGGGGACAGTTGCAGGGTTTTACGCTGCCAGTGCATTATTCGGGTTGCTCCGGCCAGTGGGTGTCGGGGGCAGTGGAACAATTCACCCGATTGAGCAGCACCCGATAGCGCCGCCATTTGGCTAATAATAATTCCTCGCCATCAGCAGAGATATCTAAGTCTACCGCATCCTGATAGATAGCGATTTTCTCCGTTGCTGTTCTTAATCGTTGCCCTTTTTCATATTCAGCTTGTTGTATCTCATGTACCTGTTGTGCAATTGAGTCTGTTACCCATTGTTTACCATCCCACTGGTCAAAAGGTGTTTTAGGCACTAATTCAGTATGTCCTTCAGGAATATCAACTTCTTGACATACAACGGATTTCCGCGTTGTGATGCCATAAATCGTTTTTCCCCGATTATCAGGCCGTAACTGCCATTGGGCATCAATCATACAAGGCCAATAACCTTCACGCGTCGGGGGCTTAATTCTGACCGCATTCTCCGGTGGAAATGATCCCGGAGTTGCCTCTGTAGTAAATGTAAATGGCTGATAATATTTGGCCTTATCAAAATAATAATTTTTCATTTTTAAACTCCTAAAAATATGGCGGGTGTCATACCGATATGTATTGGTGCTGTCTCTGCTCCCCCTTCTGTGGTTTCAGGTCTGCGCAGTCCTGCATAATGAGTAGAGATAGAACGACCCCATGACACGGCCGTATTTTCAGCATAATTAACCCGACCTCCCTCAATACTACTGACCGATTCAGGATGTGAATGGGCGCGGAATGTATCAGGAAAAATCTGACCGGGAGTGGTTGACGGGCGCATAAATAATCCGCGGCCATCCAAATAAAAATTAGGCAGATTGATATAGTTACCACTAACCGTGATTTTGAAATCAGATTTATAGCTGCCAGACAATTGTGCTAATGCCCGACCAATTGCCGATGTCACAAGGTGTCTTTCACCATTACAATGATGCCAACCTAGTGGTAATTCCGCTGGGCGAAACGGAAATAGACGTATTTCCCCACAGATCTGATAACGTTGGTCAAAATTGGCATAATTGGCCGGAATAACTTGACTATTAAAATAAAAAACATCAGTGACTTTTAATCTTGCCTCCGTTTCATCATTTATCAAATACAGCGGCCCATCGCTCGCCCGGCCACAGAAGAATTGACGTTTCCCCTTAGAATCAAATCCGGCGATGTAAGGGATCTCTGCTTTGACCTTCACATTGGGCACGGTGACAACCCGATTAAATTGGAATTCATCGGTGATTTTTAACGCTGCTCCTGTTGTGTCATTTTTGAAATATAATGGTCCATCAATAGCTCGGCCACAGAAAAATTGGCGCTCTCCATAGGTATCAAACCCAGCCAAATAAGGGACATCGGCTTCAAGAACGAGACGTTTACAGATGACTTCGCCAAAAACTTTTCCACCTGTTTTAGGATAAGCGCCCACATTATTCACAAACTCCACTTTATTGAGAATATCAGTCCCATTTTTGGCTTTTTCGAGTCGATCATTGGCGTTGTTATTAACAGCACTTAATGCTGAATTCGTTGCATAATCCTGTTTAACCCTACTCAATTCCTTTTGAAGATGAGCAATATCACGATCACTGAATGTGCCTTTACTGCGTAAATCGGCCACGTCTCCGTTATCATCAATGCGGGCAACCGCAAACATATAATGCGGATAGCCTGCGGCATCCACAGAGTTTTTCAGCTCATTCGCGGCGACAATTTTCACGACCGTTTTCCACTGACTGACCAGATTCCCTTGATAGCTAAAATCTACATAAACGCGGGTATTGCGCAGGCTGTTAAGCGTCTGGTCAAATTCCAACTCACCACGCAACCCGCCGACATAGGCCAGCCCTTTTTTCACAACATACTGTTCGCCCTGACGCACCACCGCAAAGCTGTCGCCGAAAAAGGCGGCTTCGCCGTAACTGTCGGTATTTATCAGGCGTTGCATCTCATCTATACCGGATAAACGAGCAGTAAAATCAATCTGCCATGTTTCGGCGGTAGTGGTGATAGCCGTTTCTGTTGCCGCGCCGTCAAACTCCAGCAGGAAAGAACGGTTTAACACGTTACCCTGCAAGCCATTGGCGGTTTTGATTTTCTTCTGCGTGGGGGCATGAGTGATCATCCCAATCACACCGGAAGTCTTATTGATAAGACCAATCCAGTTAAAATCAAAATTACCCACTTCTGTCCCCAGTGTGACGCTGTAAGCCACGGCGTTCTCACTGGCGAGTCCGGTTTTATTGACAGCCTGGCGATGGACAATTTGAGTTTCTATCGGTAATTTTTCATCACGGCTGATGACTTGAGCCGGATCTAATCCCGGCACATTGGCAAAGACAAATTCATCCAGCACCACAGGTTGACCTGCGGCCACTTGTTGCGCTTTCCATTTTTCAAAGTCTGTCGTTATCACTGAAGACATACTATTTCCTTATAATGACGCACCGTAGGTGACGTTCGGTGCAGTACTTTCCTTGAGGCTGGCACTGTCACAAACGGCAACGCCTGCGATATGCCCTACTTTTATTAATAATGGCTGAGTCGGAATAGCCGCGGCATACGTGCAATACTCCGCACCGATGCTACCCACCCGCACCAACAACTGATTTTTCGCGATCACTTCAAAGCGATAACGGCGACAGGTGCGCCCGTATTGGCGGATGATATTCATTAGCAAATCGGGGTTGGCCGCTATCTGCCCATCACTGAATCGCAAGATAATCACATCCCAGTCAATGTCCGGCTGGCGTTCCAGCAACTCGACATAACCCACGCCCAGCCGTTCAAAAATGGCAATAAATCCCGCGATGCTGCCTGCATCTTTGGCGTTGATAAACGCATACTTCACCCGCTTGCGAAACAGCTTTAACGGTTCACCGTTAAAGCGTTGAATATCGCGCTGATAGGCCAGTACCGATAACAGCGGCTCTGTACAAGTTTCAGCATCCAGTTGGGCGAGTGGCCATGTCAGCCAGTCATAAATCTGCGTCCAGAATGCCCGTGCTGCATTGAGCAGTTTGGCGGGTTCGCCCTTATCCATCCATGAGGGCAAGGCCAGCCGCTTAAGACGTTCCTTAAATTCAGACATTCTTCACCTCCACCGATAGCGTTTTCAGTCTCGGCACACTTAAGTCACTGAGAATATCCCCCAGTGAAAAAGTCAGTGACTCAATTTCGCTGAATTCACGGTGGATTTCTCGCCCTAAGTTGGAAAAAGAAAAGCGCGAGTAGGGCCATGTTTTTTTAACCGGATATTGGCTGTTTTCCCGGAAGGCACAGCGGATCAGGTTTTCCACATCCCGTTTCAGGGTGGCTATCTGCTCCTGACTGTAGTTCGCCAGACTGACCACAAACAGCGTGACCGCTAAGTCATGCGGGGTTTCCGGCATCGGCAGGCACTGCATATCATCCCCATGCCCGTGATGGCCCTGATTGGTGATGTAATCGTTAACCGCCTCAATAAACGGCTGACTGGTGACGCCCGAATCCAGTAACAGATAGGCATTGGCCGTCCCTGCCCCACGGGGCGCATCATGCAAAAAGAAAATGCGGTCAATACTTAAACCTGCAACAGTCGCAATCATGCCCCGGTACACTGCATCGGTATGATAGTTACCCACCAAGTTATATTGGTTGCGGCAGCGGTCACGCAAATCATCATCGGATTCAGCATCTGCACCGGGCGTTAACAGCCAGCCTTCTTCATTCTGTACCCGTTCAATACCAGAGACCGCCACAGGCAGGATGCGAAAATAGCCGGGCGCAAGATTGAATGTCCCCCCTGTGGCGTCTGCCCTCACAGGCAGTAAGGCACTGGCAACCCCCTCGGCAATCACCCCACTTTCCGTGGTGCTGACCCGGTAGATTTCGCCATTAATGCGCTCGGTCTGAATCACCGTTCCGGCGGGCACCGTCACCGCCGAGGCACCCGCCGCTTTATAGAAACGGATCACGCCCTGGGCAGCAGAGGCAGGCTTACGTTTCAGGTTCACGCCCCACGCAAACATATCCAGCCATGTGCCCGATGCCGTCGCCAGATACATATTTTTCAGCGTGACATTGATTAACGCCTCTTTCAGCCACAATACCGGGCGCGTGACAATCGTGTTAATCAGCCGCCAGAACGGGGACATGCGCGAGGTATTGGTGATCAGCCCCGCTTCATCCACCACCTTGGCAAACGCTTTGCTGATTTCGGTTTCCGTGGTCGGCATTCCGCTGTCACGCAAGACCTTCTCATAATCCATCGTCGGTTTAGTGTCCATGCCCTACACTCACACTCAGGCGGCCAAAATCGTAAGTTTCAGCCGTGATCCACAATTTAGTGGGCGACTCTTCATTAATGGTGACCGTGCCCGGAATAATCCGCTCATCATCTTCGACCAGAATTTCTATCTGGGTGCGAATGTCGGCGCGCAGTGTCGGGCTGCGTTCGGCGACCAGCTCGGTGGCAAGACCACTTTCCATAATGGCGTGGACACAATCCTGACCAATGGAAATGCGGTTATGGCAAAATCGCGGCTCATTCCCTGAGTTCAGCGTAAAACTGCCCTCGGTGATCAATAAATCAATGTATTTAGGCTCATCCATAAGCCACATGCTCCCATTCCGTTAATTGTTCCGGCGTCATGCCGTTGGCGACATTGAATTTCACATTTTCAAAGCGGCGGCTGTTATCCGTGATAGTCTGTGAATGGGTTGTGACTTCTTTCATCAGACCCTGCTTGCCGATACCCTGCTTTTTCCCACCCGTTAATACGCCTTCCGTTTCTGGCGGTTTCAGCGCTTTCACGGGCGAGATCATGGCTTGGGGTTGCCCTGGCAGAATGCCATTGGGCTGAGTCATCAATGTCTGGGATTGTCCCGGCAAAAGGCCATGATGTTGGACGATAAGTTTCTGGGTATTTTCCCCCATCCCTATACCGGGCACTGCTGTTTTTCCGGTTGGCTTGACGACCGTTTCTTCAATCACTCGGGTTTCAATGTTGACACCCGGAATGCGATTTAATGTCTTGACGATCCCGTCATAGATACCGTTGAATGACTCCATCAGCCAATCCCATAATCCACTGAAGATATCGCTGACACTGTCCACCATGCCGGAAAAGGTGTCAGCCAGTGAAAAATTGCTGAACCAGTTGCACAGGTTATTCCAGCCCTCGGCAATCCAATCCCAGACCGCACTGAATATCCCGCCCACCCATTTCACATAAGCCGCCACAATCTTAAAGGCTGTCGTGTTCATGATGGCCGCTTTGATGGTATCCCAATGCTTGATAAGCAGATAAATGCCAATAGCCAGCAACGCGATAGCCGCAATAATCAGTAAGATCGGCCATGTCATAAATGTGAATGAAATACCCGCTAAAAAAGCCGCGATCCTGACCGCCAGTAAGACCCCGCGTAACACGCGTAAGGTGGTATTCCAGACAATAATGGCACCATTACAAATCCATACTGCTGCCGCCCACAGTTTCATGACCAGCGTACAGGAGACCCAAATCCCCTTAAGACCCAGCCAGATAAATTTAGACACGCCCATGATGATATTGGCAGCCGCACCTGCGGCAGCAAAACTCAGTATCCCCACCGTGATATAACCGACCCAACGGGCGATATTGGGAAACAGTTTCAGCCAGCGCACCACTATCTGGCTGGTATTCGCCATGTTGTTAATCAAGGGCTTAATCACGGGCAGCAAGGTTGAACCAATGGCAATGCGGATATTCTTCCAAATAGCGTGCAACCGTTCCCATGGGTTCGCCAACTGTTCAGCCATCTCCTGCGTGCGTTTCATGCCATCGTTCGCGCCGAGTGCCGTCATGTTTTTGCGCAGCACATCGACATTGCCGTAAAGCTGTTTAATGACCACGGCGGAATCCCCGAAGGCCTCATCAATCTCCGCCTGTGCTTTCAAATTGCCCTCAATGCTTTTGCCATATTTGGCCTGTAGCTTTTCCAACATCGCCGGCATGGATAGTAACTGGCCGGACGCATTGGTAAAACTTAAGCCCAGTTTCTTCCCGCTGGCTTCCGCATTCGTGATAAACGATTCATACGCACCACTGGCTTCCCCGCCCAGCGAGCGGTTGAGTTCCCCCAATACCGCCAATTGTTCATCAATACCGATACCAAAGTTGGTTCCGGCGGCGCGTGCGCCCTCCATCAAATCGGCAATATCTGTCATGGACGTGCCGAAGGTCTTCGACATATAAACCGCCTTGCCTGCCAGTTCTTCGGCAAACTGGAGATTCCCGACCGCATTTGCATGGCTGGAAAACTGGGAAAACATTTTTCCCATGTAACTCGCAGCATCACTGGCACTGGATTTCAGGGCGGCGGCGGTCGTGTTGGCAATATTCGTCATTTGGGGCAGGTCGCTTTGTGACATCCCATTAATCGCCTTATTGATTTCCGAGGCTGACTGCACAAACTCAACCGACGATTTGCCATACTGGGAGCTAAAGGTCATGGCGTCTTTCGCGACTTTCTCCATGACACCGCTATCAATCCCCTGTAATGAGGCAGATTTTAGGGCATCATCCATCTCAATGGCCGGATCAAGAAAGCCTTTGATTGACCAGAGCGACGCGGCCAGCCCTGCGCCCCCGACCGCCAGTTTGCCAAAGGCATCCTGTGAAGACTGGGCAAAACCAGAGACTGCCGCTTTCGCACCCGCCAGCGGTTGTGTCAGTTTATCGATTAAACTCAATGTAAAATCTAGCTGTCTCATGATTCACCCTTGAACGCCAGCGCAATGCCATTGGCGGTTGCAATGCGCATATTTTCCCAATAACGATTATCTAGCCAAATAGCACGGGCTAAGCTTTCCGTATTATCTTTTTCATTCGGTAAATAATGACGGCGTAATATTAAGGCGTGTTCAAATAAACTATTCTCAATCGCCTTAACCCGTGCATTTAGTTTTTTATTTCAATATCCAGTTTGGGCGCATATTCGGCATTGACCTTTTCCACAATCTGCATGGCCGCACCGGGTATCTGCAAGAATTCATCCAGTGCCGCTTTAGAGGTGGGCTGCACGATGCGTCGCAGGTACGTGACAATCGGGACAATCTTATTATCCATCGCCATATCATTAATCATGCTGTTATAGGCAACCATATTCGGCTCAAAGTTAATTTCATTTTCACCGATAATTAACGTAATCATTTTATTTTCTTTATTCATAATGTAATTCCTTTCGTTTATTTATTTCATCCACTAATTGATTATGCCGTGCGGCGCAATGGCCATATAAGGCAGAATAATCGATTAATATATTGGCCAAATTATTTCCGGTTGTTCCGGTCAGTTTCGGTAATGTGCCCTGACATTTTGTCAGTAAGCTTTCCTGATAAGGTGCGCTCAATACTTTCGGCGGTCTCGTTGTACATCCTGACAAACTCAGGGCTAACGCACACAGCAGTAAAAACAGGCTTAACCACTTCAGTACGAATTTCCCTTGGGGCGGCATGGGCGATCCCTTCCAGTTTTTCTTCCAATTGTCGGGCGGAGGCGCTGGAAATAGCGTGCAGTTCCTGCCGGATTTTTGCCCCGGTTTCCGCCGCCGTCCGGGTGATATTCAATTCCAAGCTGTCACGGTAATAGTGATTGACGCGCCAGCCTGCACCGAACGCCAGCGCAACCAAGGTTAAGTAAAGCGTCCCTGCCCTGAACATCATTTCACCCCGTTATGCGCCAGTGAAAAATGATTGCCATCGGGACGGGAGAAGCGCCCGCCCCATGTGCCGCCGAGAGATTCCCAATACTCACCCAATGGCAGGTAAGCCTCGCTGCGGGTCTGGTACTCGCCCCGAATAAAGAGATTAAGGTCTACCGCCAAACGTTGGGTATGCAGGCTATTGCGGATACCGGTTCCTTTTTTCGCGTTCAGTGCGGCCTGCTCCGGTGTGCGGTAGGCTTCACCCAAGGTCACGCGATACCCGCGTTCGTCTGCCCATAAAATTAACTGCGCGACCAGAACAGAAAAAAGCTGTTGTTTCTCACTCACTGTCATTTCTTTAACTTCCCTGTTAATAAGGCGCTTCCGCGCTTACGTAACCAGACCTCAATGAGCTGATATCCGGCAATCCCCAGTGCGCTGCCAATCCCGGTCACGGCTACCGGGCTGATGCCCGGCCACCAAATCAGTAACGCCCCCGCCATGACCGACACCGCCGACCCTAAGATAACCCGGCCGATAAACAACCTTAAGGTAATGGGTTCGTTGCCTGTCAACATTTTGCCTAACGCAATCAGTGCCCCCAATAGCACCAGCGTGACAAAGGTTTTTTCATGTTCTTCCATGAACGCCCCTCCTTACCCAATCAGGCTTTGTGTCAGTTCCGCTTCCAGATAAGGAATACCATTGATGCGCACAAAGTCAGGGCTGGTCACCACAAATTTCACTTTATGGGTCATGACACTGCCGCCTTTCGGGTCAACATCCAGAATGTCGCTCACTATCAGCTTGCAGCCGTAGGCTTCAACCTTCATTTCTTCGTTGCCTGCCTTGGCATACCACATCAAATCAACGGGTGAAATCCCCCGCCACGAACCCGCTGAACGGGCTTTGGCCGTCACGATATCCAGATACTTGGTACTGAGTTCAATCTCCCCTTCTGCCGCCACATCACCGGAGATATAACCATCCGGTACGCCCTGCGTTTGGGCGGCGGCGGTATTATCCGTAATGGACAGATTGACCTTTTCAGCATGAACCAGATCCCCGTCCATATTGAAATCAACCGACTGCCCTGATATTCGCTTACTCATGCGGTTTTCTCCAGACTGCTATCCAGCAACAAACTGACCGAGATCCCTTTCGGACATTCGTAAGTACGGACAGTGAGATAAATTTCCACCGTGTTTTTATTGCGCCATGTAATAGCGACATCGCCATCTTTCGGGGATTTCACTTCGCCCGGAAAGGTCACGCCGTTAATCTCGGTACTGCGCGACATCTCACGCAAGGTGCGGGCGAAATACGCCTGATGCGTAGCGACGCTGCCCGGCGTACTGTTTAAGCTGCGATCGGCAATTTTGGCGATGGCCTGCAAACGCACACGCCGGGCGACTTTATCGACAATCCGCAAGTTTTCGATGCTCTGGTAGTCGCCGCCTTCCACGTCCAAGGTACGACCGTCTGACCAGTACAGGCCGTCATAATCGGGATACCACATCGGCACACTGAAACGCAGTTTTTCCAGTGCCTGCAAGGTTGCCAGATCAAGCGGCTTGCCTGTGCCATCCAGCGGGAAGTCCGTTGCGCCCAAATCCACCAATGCCCCTGTCTGTACCCGTGCGGGGCTGTCTGCCACAGTGACGGCACGGCTACACAAACGCCCGGCCAGTACGCCTGCTTCATTGCCCCACAGACACGGCACCAGTTGCACTGAAGCCACGGCTTCCCCTTTTTGCAGCTCCGCCAAGCGGGTGACATAATCCGCCCAAACTTCTTTTGCCTGTGTGCCATCAACCGCCAAAATCGCCCACTGCCAGCGGCCAAACTGGGCAATCGTGTTTGCCCGCAGCGTCTGCGCCGCCTTGATAATGGCTTTGGTGGCACCGACAGTCAGTACATAGCCTTCAACGCTCGCGATAGTTTGCGCCGCAATGACAGCCTCCACGAACGCCAGTTCATCCGCCGATTCCGGCAACACATGGACATACCCAGACCAGTTTTGGCCTGCGTTGGCCATCGCCGCCAATACCTGACGTTTGAGGGCGGTTTGCGTCGTTCCCAACACGGCATCAAAATCCGTCTGGGTATTCACGGCAAGAGTTTTGCCCACGTGGGTTTTCCCCGTCCCCACGAACAGCAATACCCGTTCAATCTCCTTTGTTTCGCCTTGCAGTTGGTTAACTTGATTAACCTGAACATGTGGCCACATAACTTAGTCCTTTATTTATGGCTTAACCTGCGCCGTATCCAATACCTTGTAACTGGCGAGCCAACGCTTGACTGAATTCTTCTTCATTTATGCCTAAAAACTCACGGGCGGGAACGTCAATCGTCCATGAACTTTTAGCCGTTCCCCCGCTCAGTTCGCGGATCAATGTGCCTGCCTGAATAAACTTCATATTGGCGGTAATTTCCTTTATCGGGGGCTTGCGCCAGCGTTTCCCCTTTTTGACCTGATAGCCTAACTCACGCAGCTTTTTTGCCTGCTTGATAGTTGCCATACGTTCACGGTCAACGTTCTTTTGCACCTGCCGCCGACTGACCTGAAAACGCATCCCGTGCTGCTGTGCATACCCTACGACACCCGCTGGCACGGGCTGACTTCCATTCCGGTAATGCCCGCCTTGCAGGTAAATGCGCACGGCGTTATTTTCCGGCATTTCCCGAATATGCAAGAGCTTTGGCATGTTCCTGAGCATCTTCTTGCGCCACGGACTTTTGCGGACAGGCCAGCTACTACCATCGGGCGATTGCTGATTACGTACATTACGTTTTGCCGCCTGAATCACCCCATATTTTGCAATGCGCCATAACAGGCGCTGCCGCTTTTTCGGCGGTAACTCAAGGCGGCTCAATTCATCTTGCAGTACCTTAAGCTGGTTGCGGTTCAACTGACCGTTGATCATGACCGGATTTGCCCAATCTGGGCGCCTGTCTCGTCAACACTGTGCACCGCGCCTTGTTCAGCAAACCAGATTTCTGTATCGGCCAATGACCAGCGCTTGCCATCAAACGGGATCATGCCTTTCGGGTCTTCCCGTATCACCACTGGCTCGGCCAGTGACAGCGACACCACCACAACCGCCGTGTCGCCATCCACTTCAACCGTTAAGGTGGGTTGCTCCTGCTCCACATTGGCCTCCCCGAAATGATTTCCCTGCTCGGTTAACCATGCATCAATCAACAAAGGAATATTGCGTGGATCACACTCCCGATACGGAAAACGCCCCCAAGCAATGATTGCTTCGTATTGCTGGACAAACATCTGGTATTGCCCCAGCCCTAAATCCCGTTGTGCCGGAATAAAGCGAATTTCATCCATTTCACTGGTAAATTCTGTCTCGCACAGGCGTTCCGGCAGGTTTTCCCGTAAAAAGGCGGTTAATTGCTGTAACTTGCTCATATCAGGCGTACCGTTGTGCGTCCATGCCCTTTCATATTGCGCAGCACGACGGCGGCTTCGGCCAGCAGTCTGTTACGTGCTTCGGGGCTTTCTTGTCCCGGATTGGGGGCACGGCTGACCAGTGTCGAGTATTCCCCCAGTAAATCGGCCTTTGCCCGTGCATAGACCGCTTTTTTATACTGGCTGACCAACGCCGTGTTGCCATTGATGGAAATGCCCGGCACCTCAGCCGCACGTAGGTAGCCTTTGGCCTGCAAGCGCGATTTCAGGCGCTGCAAGTCCAGATTGATCTCAGCCACCGTTGCCAGCAATGCATTAGCGAGCATGTCATTATCCAAATCGGCGGGCAGCTTGCGATTGACCTGAAACTCTTTCAGGTTCAAGTCCGGCCAAAAGCCGTCATTGGTCAGCGGTGCATCCCGATAATCCACGGTGTTGCCATTAAACATCGTGCCTCTCTCCCTGAATAAAAAGCGGGCTGTCCGGTTTCCACGGCCATAAGCACATTGTGCTATGCCTCCACCGCGCCCGCTCCGGCTTACGGTAGTCATTGTTGATCTTGGTTCAGTGCTCGTACGCGGGCGGCAATCCGTTGCCGATAGGTTTTCACCCCGGATTTCGGGTTGCACTGATGGGCTTTCGCCAGCCAACTATCGGCCTGCTCCAGCACATCCAGCCTATCCACCGAACTGGCCTTAATGTCAGGGTTATCCCCTTTCAGCAGGTTCAGGGCGGCAAATTTGTAGTACTTGGCCTTGATTTTCTCGTGTACCTTCCATTTCTCCGTGACATTGTGAAATGTCCGTGAAAAATAGGGTTCCACGGCGTTCCCGGCTTCGGCTTCCCGTTGTGCCCAGAGCAACACGGTGTCGGCCACGAACGCCGGAAAACCGCTGCGAAAATTATCGGGGGTGAGCTGTCCTTGCTCAATGGCGATATCCGCCCAGTCCAGTCCCTGACTAAATTCCCCGATATCAAATAACCAAATCACGCAGTAGGCGAAAATCGGGTTGCGGTACACCTCGCCCTCATCCAGATAGCGTTGGGCGGTCGGCAGATAATTGGGCAGCAGTTCCCGCCGCTTCATTTCGACCTTTTCGGCGGTCAGCGTGAGCTGGCGTAACCGCTTCACATCTTGCTCAATGGCACGGGCTTGCAGGTGCATACTTGCGCCATCGGCAATGGCAACCGCTTGTTGCCGTGCCAGCTTCTGGCGAAGTTCCACTTCTGCCCGGTGGCGTTGAGCAGGTGACAGCATTACTCGTGATCCAGTTCTTTAGCTGGTTCAGCTACCGTGCCCAATTTTTCAGCCGGTTCCGCTACCTTGCCAATTGTCACAGCCTTTTCATCATAAGCCGCGTACAACTCTGGCGTTTCCAGTGCATAACCTTCGTTGCGCAGGTATTTGTTTTCAAACTGCTTACGGTCGTCCGCAAATTCCGCTTTACGTTGACGGGTATTGCGCTGGGTCAGAATTTGCAGGTTCGGCAACATGGTGACCACCATCCGTTTACCCGGCATAAAGGGCGGCACCATCGCCGGACGGCCAGCAATGGAACTGCCCAACATCTGCGCGGCAATTTTTTCCGTTGGCCTGTCAGCAGCCTGATAAAGTCGGTACTGTTCGGCGGCGACCAAATCCGCACCAACCAGCACTACCAAACGTGGATCATGGATAAATTGTTGTGGGATACAGGTATTAATCAGATCAGACGCCATCGAATCCAGTGATTTATGGTCACCGTGTTCATCCAGTGTCACCGGCGTAGTAACAACCTGTGAGCCTCCATTCCACTTTTTGGCAATCTGATGCCAACCTATGTTGACATCCTCGCCGTTCGGGTTCGCCTCAGGGTCGGTTGTGTCCGCTGCACTTTGACCGTTAAAGCCGATACGCAGCATATCCAGCGCAAAGGATTCATTAATAAAAGCCTGCATACGCTGGAAAAATTCGTTTTCATTGCCGGAGTTCGCCCAAACGGATAACAAGTCCCATCTCAACGCCGCACCGGAATCGGTTTCTCTCAGTTTGTATTCATTACCATCGACACCAGTGTCACGGATAAAGCGGCCAGATTTCTTACGTCCGGTAAACAGTCCCGGATTACCAACCGACACCACCTGACCAGAAAGCTGATCCACATCCGCACAGGTGATCATGTTAAGGAAATCGACCGACTCCAGCAGCGCGGTGCGCAAAGCGGTTTCTTTTGGGTCAGTCAGCGAGAAGTAACGTGAGGTATCTTCAATTTCAACCCCATAGGATTCGGCTAATCCCGCCGTATATTTTTGCAAAAATGCTCGTGCCCGTTGATTTAGTTGCATAGCGCTTCCCTTCGCAGTTATAGGAAATTAAAACGAGCGTTTTTATTGCCTTTCGGGTTGCGTGACGGCACACGCGTTGCCAGCGTGTCCAGCTTGCCGAAGTTTTTCAAAATCGCAGGCAAACTTGACTTTAAGCGGGCGAATTCCTCGGTATCCACCACTTCTTTGACAGTTTCGACATCTTCCTGTACTTCTTCCACGGTCTGCTCAGTGGATTCCAGCTTACTTTCGATGGCGGTCATACGTTTATCCATTTCAGCCAACGCCTCAGCGATAGCCTGCAACGCATCGTCACCCGTGGTCTCGGCTGGGGTTTCTTCCGGCTCTTCCACGTTAAAAAAGCTTCTCCATCCTTTTTTGGCCTTTGCCATCTTGCTTTCCTTAATATCTTTAACTTCGTCAATCACCAGTGGCTTATACGTGCCTGACCGATGAGGATTTTTGTTTTTACTAAACTGTAGGCGTGTTGTACCTACACTCGCTGGCGAGTCCGTGACTGCCAGCCCTTCCAGATAGGTTTTGCCTGTCCCGCGAAAATTACCGTTAAGGGTAAATTCTACGGAGGTAAACAGTAGCTGCCCGTCCCGGTTGGCATCCAACAAGCGGTGATTAGGCCGCAGTTGTGCATAAAGACGTAAAGCTCCGTCTTCCCCGCGTTCGGCCTTGACCGCGAGCACTTCCCCCATCGCCCCAAACCAGCGGTCATGTTCCGGCCAGATTCGGGCGGTATACAGTTGAGGGTCGTAGAGTTCGGCCGCATCCAGAATCCACTGAGGTTCCATCACCCGGCCATCAACCGTGTCGCCCTCCATGGCAATACATATCCAGTTCGTCATTAACTGAGACATATCGCATTCCTTTGGTTTGCTTCACGGGCAGTATTGCGGATTCAATCGAGGTTCGCGAGGGGCGCAATGCGGCTACATTCGGATATGGCGCATAACCGAATACAACCGAAGTGATTCAGGCGTAAGGCGGAAATTAGCCCTGCATAATGAGGGCAGACAATAAAGGATAGTCAGGAAAAGGAAACATGGCGAAATATTCTGATGAATTAATTAACGTGGCGAAGTCGCTGTACCTGCGCCGCTATACTCCGGCGGAAATTGCCGGTGAACTCAATTTGCCCAATCGGCGGATCGTGTACTACTGGGCAGAAAAAGGGCACTGGGCCGACATGCTCAGCCATGAAAGCGTGATTGAGTCGGTCAACCGCCGTATTGCTTTGCTCAGTGAACGCAATGATAAAAATGCCGCCGAACTGGACGAACTCGACCGTTTGATTGCCCATCATGTGAAACTGATGGCGCAGGAGAATAAGCACCAAGAAAAGCTGGCTGATATTAAAGCACGGGCACACTCGGGCAGCCACAGCGATGATGGCCAATCCGGTGACGGTGAACCGAAGAAAAAGAAACGCTACCGTAAAAATGATATTTCAGCGCTGACAGAAGAAGATTTCCAGACTTTTGTTGATAGTAATTTATTTGGTTATCAAAAGCATTTACGCGCTAACAAGCACAAGAGTGTACGCAATATTTTAAAATCCCGCCAAATCGGGGCAACGTGGTATTTTGCGTTTGAAGCCTTTGAAGATGCGGTGTTAAACGGTAACCGACAAGTTTTCTTATCCGCTTCCAAACCTCAGGCGCAAGTATTCCGCTCTTATATCGTGAACTTTGCTGAACAGCTTTTCGGCATAACATTAACGGGTGAACACATTCGCTTGAGTAATGGTGCTGAATTACGTTTTCTTTCGACCAATAAGAACACGGCGCAGTCTTACAACGGCCATCTCTATTGTGATGAATACTTCTGGATACCCGATTTTAAACGATTCAATGAAGTGGCTTCCGCAATGGCAACCCAAGATCAGTTTCGTACAACCTATTTTTCTACCCCCAGCGCGAAAACCCATCCGGCCTATCCGTTCTGGACGGGGGACGAATGGCGTGGCAATGATGCTAAACGTAAGAATGTGGCCTTTCCGGCTTTTGATGAATACCGCGATGGCGGGCGCGATTGCCCTGATGGTCAGTGGCGTTACGTTATTACATTGGAAGACGCGATCAAAGGGGGCTTTAACCTCGCCAGTATCGACCGACTGCGTAATAAGTACAATAAAGACTCATTTAACATGCTGTTTATGTGTGTGTTTGTGGACAGCGGTGCATCTGTGTTTACCTACAGTCAGGTTGATAAGTGCGGCGTTGATATCAATCTCTGGGAAGATCACAACCCGGATGCCCCGCGCCCGTTTGGGGAACGTGAAGTCTGGGGCGGTTTTGACCCGGCGCGTTCCGGGGATACGTCTACTTTTGTGATTGTCGCCCCACCGCTGATGGCGGGTGAACGCTTCCGGGTGTTGGCCACCTTCTATTGGCAGGGCATGAACTGGAAACATCAGGCCAAACTGATTGAAGAAACTTTCAAACGTTACCGCTTTACCCATATCGGCATTGATACCACGGGCATCGGGCACGGGGTGTATGAGATGGTGCAGGACTTCGCCCCACGGCAAACGCAGGCCATCCACTACAGCCAGCAAAGCAAAAACCAACTGGTGATGAAGATGATCGATGTGGTCAGCGAAGAGCGCCTTGAGTGGAACGGGGAACAAAAAGAAATTCTGGCTTCCTTCTTAGCTATCCGGCACACCACCACCGCCAAAGGGGGCGCAATGACCTTTGTCGCTGACCGTTCGCAGGAAACCGGGCACGCGGACGTGTTCTGGGCGATTGCCCATGCCCTGATGAATGAGCCGCTCAATAATGAGAAGAAACGCACCTCGAAATATTCATTTTCAAAGGCCACACAATGAGCAAGAAAAAGTTCAGGCACACCGCCAAGACGTTAAAAAACACACCGCCACCGCGGAAAATGAGCATTATCACGCTGGGTAAACCCGAACCGATACTCACATCCATGACGGATTACCAGAAAATCTGGTATGACAACGATTATGATCACTACACGTTGCCGATTGACCGTCTGGCACTGGCGCAACTGACCAACATGAACGGGCAGCATGGCGGCGTTCTCTATGCCCGGCACAATATGATTGCGTCCGATTATCTCGGTGGCGGGCTGACGCATGAGCAATTCCGGTCGGCCATGATGAATTTTCTGATTTTCGGCGATGTGGCCCTTTTGAAAGTGCGTAACTTCTGGGGCGATATCGTCAGACTGGAAGTCTTGCCGTCCCTTTACCTGCGCCGCCGTAAAGACGGGGATTTTGTGATATTGCAGGAGGGGGAACCCTTAGTTTATACCCCCGAAGAAGTGATTTTTATCAAGCAGTATGATCCCCAGCAGCAGGTTTATGGCCTGCCGGATTATATCGGCGGCATTCATGCGGCGCTGCTCAACTCCGAAGCGACTATTTTCCGCCGCCGCTACTACCACAACGGCGGGCATACAGGCGGCATGATTTACATCAATGACCCGAATATCTCGGATGAAGCGGAAAAAGAAATCGAAAACAAGCTGGCGCAAAGCAAAGGCATCGGCAACTTTGAAACCATGTTTGTGAGTATTCCCAATGGCGACCCGGACGGCATTAAATTTATTCCGGTCGGGGATATTTCCGCCAATGATGAGTTTGCCAATGTGAAAAGCATCAGTTCACAGGATGTGCTGACCGCCCACCGATTTCCGGCGGGACTGGCAGGCATTATCCCGACCAATGTCGGCGGACTGGGCGACCCGGAAAAAGCCCGTGATGCTTATCGCAAGGATGAGGTGATCCCCGTGCAGAATATGTTTATGAACGCCATCAATAGCAGTGAACTTCCCGAAACATTATTCGTTCATTTCAAGCAAGATAACGACAGTTCGGGTGCAGAATGAGTAAGAAAATGGTAAAATTGAGGAAAATCGACACATTAGGGAAAAGAAACATGCGTGTATTAAAAATAATCTGCCCTGAGTGCGGCGCTAAGTCGGTCATCCGCAAAACCAACCGGATGCACCGCCAGATCGCTGATATTTACTGTTCGTGTTCAGATGTGGAATGTGGGCACACTTTTGTTATGAATTTGACGTTTTCACACACTCTCAGCCCCAGTGCCAAAACAGGCGATATCCTGTTGCAGACTGTGATTAATAACCTCAATCCGCAACAGCGCCAACTGGCGTTAGATTTGCTGCAAACCAGCGCCGCATAAGTTCAGTGTTGAGCCACTATTTAGTGGCTTTTCTATTTAGGTTTCCAGCTCACTTTTTACTTGCTTAATCAACTCGCCAAGCCAAAAGAATGCCATCTGCCTGTCATTATCATTTAAATATTCCGACCCTCCCATTTTGCAAATTAATTCAATACGATCTAAAAGAATGGAGGTGTTTAAAGAATCTAACATTTTATCCCTACGATTTGAAATACAACACTCACAACACTGTATATATAAACAGATGTAAATTAATATAATTGCTTCCTTAATTAATTGCATTAGGCAATATTTAATTGTGTGACTTACGCGATATTTATAGAATTTTTCCCTAAAAATACCACATAAATCGATTTTTTATTGGAAGAATGACTTTTAAATCAATGTGTAAACTTAGGCCATCACTTGAGCAATAAACCTCTTTTGGTGACGCCAGCTTCCTGCTGGCGTTGACGTTGGGTGGTTTTGTGTGATTACCAGCGAGGGTGAGGTAAGCGACACAAATAAAGCTCTTCAAATACCTGTTGTGGCAATCTCCCAGCAATTCGTTCTTTATCCATGCGATTTTCAACATCATCAAACAACGTCACCGTATCAAAGAAAGCCGGTTCACACTGAATGCGATTTTTAGTAAAGAACATTTTATAAGCCGCCTCGCCGTTATCCCCTGAATCTCTGGATGAAAAAAACGTTCTATGCCATTGCTCATGCTGTGAAAGCCCCAACGCCAGATGTATCAGGCTGATAGGATCATCGGAATAAGCCCACTCGGATACATACACATCACCATAATGACCAGCAACATAACTGTTTTCATGAAAAAAGCAGATTTTAGCGCCATTACTGAGCCTCAGTGATTTAATTTCGTCTGCCTGCTCAATCAGGCGCTTTTGCTGCTGAGGGAAATACTGAGCAACGTTGTGAACAAAATTCGGCAAATATTCTTTATCTGACATAAAAATCTTATTTCGCCCTGTCCGACAGGCATCGCTTAATGCTTCCAACATGAAATAATGATCAGCCCCCACCTGCCTGCATTTATGCAAAAAGCGGTTACGATGATGTTGATTGGCTTTCCAGCGTTCCTGCCAACCAAGTAAATCTAAAACAAATTTACGGTGAATGTGGTTAACGATTTCGATATCTAAATCAATTCCTAAATCAATTCTCATTGCTTCCTCATTTTCCCAAGTCTATTAATCCGCGCCCGCAATCCATCACGGCGAGTCTCTTTTTGCCGTTCCGACTCCACAGGAATAAAACTGCCATTCGTCCATAACTTAAATAGCTGTTCATTGATGCTGATCTTTCCACCGATAATTAATGACTGCGCCATAAATCGGCTAAAATCCATCCCGATGGAATCGGCATAATCGATAATTTTTTCAATCAACCCCTCACTAGGTTTTTTGGCTGTATCAGACAACCCCGTACAGTTATTGACAGAACTCCTAGGCGATGCGGGCGCATCGCTAAAACCCGCCTCCGCTGACGCTTCGGCTAACTTCGGCACAATCTGCCACGTTTTCAGACGGGTTAATATTGGGGTATCCATACCGATTAACGGCGAGAAAACCCCTTTAATACGGATCACATCTTCACCGTGGGCGTTAGTTTCCTGCTGCGTCTCATACCACAGACGTGCAACCAAATCGTCACGACGCACAAACGGGCCACCCTGCGCATTGATATAGTTCGCCCAGTCACCGTTATCCGCCGCATCATGCACTGCGGCAAATTCAACACTTAAACCCATCGCAACATCATGGTCTGCCATGCGACGCAATTCTCGGTAAACGGTCACGGGCGCACCGCCCACGAACTGGAATTGACGGATACGCCAACGTCCCGCCCATGCACTGGCAGCCACCGCCGCTTCTTTCATCGGGCGATTGCTTTCATCATCCAGCTCATCGTCCATCGCGTAGCCATCAATGTTTTTAGAAATGTACTTCGCCACATAACCCGTAGCTGACCCTTTCTCTGGATCAATCTTCTCGGCATGGAACCGGGCTTTCAGGGCTTTTACGGTCTTCAGTTCGTGGCGGTCTTCCTGCAAAGCGTATTCGCGGATGATGTCACGCACCTGATCGGCTTGCTCCGGCTGCATAAAAAACAGCATGTGCCAGTGCGGAGTCGCATCGTGATGCGGTTCAGCCACGCGAATGCCGAAGATACGTAAATTGTTACGATGGAGCTTAGAGCGGATTTTTGCCCAGAGGCTGCTGAGATATTGTTGCGTATCGGCGGGACTGCTACCGTTCCATTTGCGGTTGCGATGTCCGTGGCGGGTCGTCGCATGATATTTTGACGGCGCGGTCAGTGTGTAGAACTCAGCGACATAGCCCAGTTCATGACAGATATTTTCAAAGCCGCGAATGCGTACCATCATTTCGGTACGGCGGATCGCCGGATTCGCCACACTGCCATAATATTTATCAATCAGGCTGATGCGGTTGCCTTCTTCGTCTTCCAGTTCCATCGACTTGATAAATTCTTTCGTACGGTGTTTTTGCTCTTTCCATTCGGAAATCGCCATCCTGCTGGCGTAGATGCTGGACTTTTTGCTGACGCGATTAATGGATATCTGCAAGTGCTCGCGCCACTCAGCCGCCAGACGGCGCAAACGGGCTAACCACCATTTATCAGAAATCATACGGGAGATAGCCGCGATAACCTGTGTTTCATCAAAGAAGTTACCTGTCAATTTATCCCAGTAGGGGGCTTTCTGGCGGTAGGCTTTGGTGATCGCCGCAGCACGCATATAGAAGACATGCGCCCGTTTAAGCTCGCTTTCGTCTGGTCTGTCATCTGCCACTGACTGTAATTCCCGATTAATGAAATCAGCAATATCATTTGCCAGCAGTTCAATGTCTTCCCGTGACATATTGGGAATACGATTAAACCGCGCCATATACAGGGCGTTATCCACATTCATTTCCTGAATCTGGTAACGTTCAGTCACTAACGTGACTCTGGGTAAAATGCGATCAACGAATGTCTTAGATAAAAAAGCCTCGGCGCGGGGTGTCCCTTGCTCTTTTTCTAAAACATTTGCTTTATATTGAACATCAAGACGAACAACAGTTGGCTGTTGTTTTAATCGCTGTAGAACACGAGCAAATGCCATGCTCTCTTTCTCGATCTCTTTTTCAATCGCTTTGTATTCTTCTTCTTTCTGATATTGTTCGGTATAAGTCGGAAGCGGTCTTGCTATCGGCTGGATGGGTTTATCCCATTGCAAAGAAACGCATTCAGCCAGAGCTGCTTCCTGTGGCATCTCTGGCTGGAATTTGTTGCGTTGGCGGCGCGGTTTGGATTGTGCGCCGCTGGATGCTGGTGCAGGGTTCACTCGCAAACCCCGTCAGACACGGAACTACATGCCTGATGTACATTCTCATTAGCACCTTCATAAAAAAAATGCTCAGGCGTTAATAATGAATATTCATAGAATGAAATATTCATTTCACCGATACTATCTAGCCCACTCTGAAAATGATGGACTTCCTCAATGATTACAGTGATTCGGCGCTCGATATCATCAAGCCAATCATATCCACCTTCCTGAGAAAGCACTACATAATCCCCTTTCTTGTAGCTGGTCGGTAAATTTTGATTATCAAAAATACTCTCAATACCCACACACTTGACAACAAAGAGTTGGTTTAATCTATCGAGTGTTGCGACATCCATTTCTTCACAGCAACTATCTAAGACACCAATACAACGATTTTTATTATTTTTAATGGTAGAAAAATCAGTTTCATTAAGATTAACAAAGTGAATATTAGCCATCTTATATACTCCGATAATGTTTATTAATTAATTCAAAATCAGCCTGACAATCTACACAGCGGGAACACCCCAGAACCTGAATACGGCGTATTTCAATAATGGGTTCGCCACAGTCTTCACATTCAAATGCAGAAATACCTACAGGACGATTAACATGCTGAGTTATTTGGCTAGCTAGTGTTTCTTCAGCGTGTTGGCAAGCGCGGTCGATAACATCAAACATAGTTCCACTCCTGCGCCTGACGCTCCATTTCACTGGCTTCGCTTTCCAGCAGGCTGACAATCGCATCACAATCTAAGCGATCGCGTTTCGCAATCATGGCGAAGTGGCGCAGACGCGAAGCGTGACCATCTGCCCTGACACGTCTTTCATCTTCACGATTTTGTTTGATGTAATGTTCAATAATAACCGCGTGATCATCGGTGTTTATTTCAGCAGGGGTAAAGATAGGATCAGGTATATTCATTTTTTATTTCCTATTTTTAGATAAAGGGATTCCCTGACGTGTTGACGCCATTAAAATTAAATCGGTATTTATTATTATTTAATTGGGTAGTGCTAATTTATTTGGCAATAATGCACCCGCAGCCTTAATTAAATTCGCTGCCTTTGTAATACTAATTTTTTCTTCACGGGTAAATTGACTTAATTCCAGCTTATGCCGCTCTTTAGGAATATTAGCAAGATAGAACATAGCACCTAACAAGCGAATATTATCAGCATAGTGCTCATTGCGTTTATCACGCATTTCATCAATAAAGGCAGCCAACTGCTCATTAGCAGATTTAAAAAGTTTTGCCCTGATTTGAGCAAGTTGATTTAAACCATTAACACGCGTTTCAAAATCCATTGGAATAGCGCGCTGTTCTGTTGATTCAAATGGGTATTCCGTGTTCATAAAAACCTCACCTAATTAGAAACAAAATAAGCAACGAAACATAAGACGATTGGGAAAACCAATCCGTTACTTTGGTTTGTATGAAATGACTCACTGGTTAGTTTGTATTGGTGCTGCTGTTTCTTTAGCGCGTTCATACTGACCTCATAAGTGAATGATTGCCGGATTTTTTACCATGTCCGGCGCATGGCGCTGTGGTAAGATTGAATTTCGACAAACAAACGCACCACAAAGAAACGGAAAACTATGTCAGACGACAGTAATAAATTTCATCGTACTCATCGCCCTGTACCCACGGAACCGCAGCAACAAAAGCAGCAACCGGAGAGGCAGGATAAAAAATAAGGATTTAAAATAATGGACAAACAACCATCCCAAAAAGATATCTCTTTTGACGTAACCTATGCCTATTACCTCGAAGAAATGACGGGTATTTATAATCACCGATGTAATCAATTGTGTTCTTTCCTGCAATTGTTTCTCGGTGCATCTGTTTTTGCTAATACCCAATACGGGTGGTTGTTTGGTTTGTGCATTGCGTTTATTTCTGCTCTGCAATTCAGCCTCAAATTCGGCGAAAAAGCGGGTAATGCAAAAGCCCAAGTTAGCCGATACAGTGTCCTGCTTGATGACATGCTTAATCTGGATGAGAGTGAAATTATCAAGCGCAAGCAATCTATTGAAAAAAGCGATACCCAAACATTGTCTTCGCTTAAGAACCCCGCCCGTAAAAGAACCTTCATTCATTTGCATGATTCTGATACTGAATCTGACAGGCCACTGACCAAGCTGGAAAAAATCAGCGCTATCATTGGCGGCGGTATCCCTAAATAAAATCATATTCACCTCAGACGATTGAGCACTTAAGCCCGTACACGTATCTAGTGCTGTTGTATAAACCGGGTTTGAGTGCAATCTTGATGACATAGTGACACCTGTCACCGCTTTATTAACCATCTTCTTAAACTCAGCTACACGAATCTGATTAAGATGCCCACCCGAAACAGCTTCACTTGCCAGCTTGCTCACTTCTGCCGTTTCTCTTATCGGCATGTTGACATCACAAACTCCATTCTCCATTCACCGGCGCTGATGGCTGACACTGTAGTTGCTCCAGCAGACCATCCAAAAAGGAGGCATCTTCTGTTGCATTGGTTAACTTCATTAAGTCACCACAAGTCAGCATGTGAGGCTGCTCAGGGTTCAATTTATTTTGCAGTACTTGCGGAATTAATCCGGCAAGTTCCAAATGTTGGACTAAACTTCCATTATGGGTATTGGAGAACGCACGGTACGCATTATCAAAGTGAGATTGTTTGGATACTCGGTAATCAAACATGCTAGCCCCTCCAAAAGTTCTATAGTTGGTCTGATTAACCAACGATGATACGAAAGTTGGAATGACCAAGGGCTTCACGAACCTGATCAGTTTTGTACATCAAATAGCGCAAACTGACTCGCCCCTTGTTTTTATCCTTTTTAACCACGTACTTAGCGAGTTTTCCATGAAAAATTTTCTGATAAACAGAACCGCGAGAAATACCTTCCCATTTCGCAAACTCTTCAGGTGTTGCCATCTCTTTAGGTACGTGAATTGATATATCTATGCTCATAATGCATCATCTCTAGTGTTAAACTCGTTTTATGCCGTTTTACCTTGTTTTACGAGGTTCAATGATTGAACAAGGTGACATAATATAAACCAATAATTGGAATGTCAATAAATTAAAGCCAATGATTGATGTCCACACAGGATTAAGAAATGATACAAGTGAAAGCGGGTGAGGATACCGGAGGAAAAGAGGCCATCCACAGGCTACTAATCGCCTACGGTTTTAAATCTAGGCAGCAGCTATGTGATCACCTTGGTGCAGCAAAAAGCACCATGGCAAACAGATACTTAAGGGATGCCTTTCCTGCCGAATGGGTAATTCAGTGCGCTCTGGAAACAGGAGTATCTTTGTTATGGTTAACCACCGGGCAAGGGGAGCGCAATCCAAATATTGAACCAGAAAATAGTATTAATTTTGTAACCTCAAACAAAATAAAACACCTTTCTGACCTTGTAGCTCCCGAAATTGATAAAGCCACCCTCGCCAATGGTTCTCTAATTGATGCGGGTAAAGCAATTTTTGATAGTAGCCTACTCCCCTCAGATACAAGCAACTTTTTACTTGTTCATACCACAAGTGACTCTTACGTGATCGACCGAAGCCAAACACTTCCGGTAAATGGTGTGTGGTTAGTTGATATCGATGGCATGAAAAACATAGTCAAAATTGTGCGAATTCCCGGTAATAGAATGGTCGTTCATCAAGACGAATCATCTTTCGAATGCTCCATTGATGATATTGATATCATTGGACGCGCTGTAAAAGTCATTAAGAGTATCTGATCATGACTATTAGAAAGCAGCCGAATGGAAAGTGGTTGTGTGAATGCTACCCGAACGGGCGGGATGGAAAGCGCGTGCGTAAGCAGTTTGCGACAAAAGGCGAGGCCACAGCTTTCGAAAACTTCACTATGGAAGAGGTGAATAAAAAACCATGGCTGGGTGAAAAGGAAGATCGGCGGCATTTGTCCGAATTGATTGAACAATGGCATTCACTCTACGGGCAGACGCTGGCTGACCCCAAGCGGCTAATGGCGAAACTAAGCATTATCTGTAACGGGCTGGGCGACCCCATCGCCTCAGAGCTAACGGCTGGCGATTTCACAAAATACCGAGAAGCCCGGTTAAAAGGTGAGGTCAAAAATGAAGAAGGTACGCTGATGTCGCCAGTTAAGCCCCGGACAGTGAACCTTGAACAGCGCAATCTATCATCTGTTTTTGGTACTCTGAAAAAATTAGGCCACTGGTCTGAGCCCAATCCCCTTGCTGGTCTTCCAACATTTAAAATCGCAGAGGGTGAACTGGCGTTCTTAGCACCGGAAGAAATTAAACGCTTACTTGATGCCTGCGCCGATTCCCAAAGCCCCAACCTGTTAATGATTGCAAAAATTTGTCTGGCTACTGGGGCACGCTGGAGCGAAGCCGAAAACCTGCAAGGCCATCAAATATCAAAGTACCGAATCACCTACACAAAAACCAAAAGCAAGAAAAACAGAACCGTTCCGATATCTCAGGCCCTATATGAAGAACTACCCAAAAACAGGGGGAAACTATTTACCCCATGCAGAAAAGCCTTTGAACGTGCAGTTAAACGAGCCGGTATTGACCTACCAGAAGGACAATGTACTCATGTTCTGCGCCACACTTTCGCCAGCCACTTTATGATGAACGGCGGAAACATATTGGTATTAAGGGATATTTTAGGTCATGCAGACATTAAAATGACCATGGTTTATGCTCACTTTGCCCCCGATCATTTAGAAGATGCAGTGACGAAAAACCCACTCCATAATCTCAACTGGAGCCGCTAATCGATGGCGGCACTTTGGCGACAAATAGATAAAAACGTATAAAATCAGATAATTTCATATAAATCTAACCATATGAAATATAATGTAATATACTGTTTTTAATACTATTAAAATGGTATGTAGGAATTTCGGACGCGGGTTCAACTCCCGCCAGCCCACCAAAATTCTCCATTGGTGATTACCAGAGTCATCCGATGAAGTCCTAAGAGCCCGCACGGCGCAAGCCCTGCGGGCTTTTTTGTGCCCTCAATTTGTCCCGCGAAGTCTGAAGCCAACTAATTAAATCCGAACCTTTTAGGCACCTTGTTAGGCACCTCATAAAGCTTTATTGTTTTTGAGGTGCCTAAAACTATGGAAACCCGGCAATGGCAAGACAAACCAAACCTCTCTCCGTTAAGGAAATCGAATCTGCCAAACCCAAGGACGCGGACTATGTGCTCTATGATGGCGATGGCCTTGAGCTACTGATCAAATCCAGCGGAAGTAAAATCTGGCAATTTCGTTACATTCGCCCTGTCACCAAGAAGCGTGCGAAGAAGAGCATAGGCCCCTACCCGGCAGTTACGCTTGCCGATGCTCGAAGCTATCGAGCAGAATCCCGCTCTCTCCTGGCAAAACAAATCGATCCCCAGGAACATCAGGAAGAACAATTACGCAGCTCACTTGAAGCCAAAACTAATACTTTCCAACTCGTGGCAGAACGTTGGTGGAATGTGAAGAAAGCCAGCGTGACCGAGGACTATGCAGCGGACATTTGGCGATCTCTTGAAAGAGATGTTTTTCCTGCGATTGGTGACGTCAGCGTTACAGATATCAAAGCTCATACTTTGGTTCAGGCCGTGCAACCGGTTCAGGCCAGAGGAGCACTGGAAACTGTTCGCCGCCTGTGCCAGCGCATCAATGAGGTCATGATCTATGCCCAAAACACGGGGCTAATTGATGCGGTTCCTAGTGTCAATATTGGAAAGGCATTCGAGAAGCCGCAGAAGAAAAACATGCCCAGCATTCGTCCCGATCAGTTGCCTCAGCTGATGCAGACAATGCGAACAGCTAGCATTAGCCTTTCAACACGATGCCTGTTCATGTGGCAACTTCTTACCATTACCCGCCCTGCCGAAGCGGCTGAAGCCCGTTGGGAAGAGGTAGACATGGAAGCACGAGAATGGAAGATCCCTGCATCACGTATGAAAATGAACCGTGACCATACCGTCCCATTGTCAGATGAAGCAGTGGCTATTCTGGAAATTATGAAGCCGTTGAGCGGCAATCGGGAATTCATTTTTCCCAGCCGTATCAAACCAAAGCAACCAATGAATAGTCAGACGGTTAACGCATCATTAAAGCGTGCGGGCTTTGGCGGAGTACTGGTTTCGCACGGCCTGCGATCTATCGCCAGTACGGCCCTTAACGAGCAAGGCTTTCCACCAGATGTGATTGAAGCAGCACTTGCTCATGTGGACAAAAATGAGGTGCGTCGCGCGTATAACCGCAGCGACTATCTTGAACAACGTCGCCCCATGATGCAATGGTGGGCAGATTTTGTAAAAGCCGCAGATACAGGTATTTTATCCACAAATGGCGTTCAAAACCTGCGATTGGTTATTTAACTTTCAATCGATTGCGCCTGATAGGGCGCAAAACTTATAATTTTTTTGGCTTAAGAACTTTTTCATTCAAAGCTGTACCAAGCTCAACATTTTTCTTACCCCATAGCTGGATCTTACTTACAAGATTTTCTTCTTTTAAATCAATAAAGTTATTGTGTTTTTTTTGTTCCTCAATGAACAACCAAAGTGGTCGCTCAATTGCTTCTGCGGCATCAGTCCAGCGCTTCCATCCTCCCACGGCTTGAGGAGTAATTTGCAGTAATCGAATAGCCTCTTCTATTATTGGATTATAGACTTCCGCCTTGGTAGCCCCACCTTTCGCTGCGGCCTTAACTCTCACTTTATGGATTTTTCTCTCTTCATCAATAAGCTCACAGCACATACATGCGCCAGAACACTCATGCAGCAACGTGAGAGCGACATTTAGAGCCTGAATCGATCGCCGTTTGTCATAATTCCAGGCTGCTTTAGCCCATTGATACTCAATACCTGCCAGCAAGAGATTCAATCTGAAATTTTCATTCAGCCCTTTGATCCACCCATTAGCACGCAAGTGCGAAAGCTCAATATCTAACCGAGGCCTACACTTAATAATCGCATCGTCGCACATTGAGTAGTTACTCAACGCCTGACTCAAGAAATCACTAACTATCTGATTGTTATCATCTAATAAAGAAAGCTCATCTAGAATTTTATCACCAGCAGGCCATTTGTCTGATTTGATTTCTTGCTGCAAGCCATCACGCATTCTTACGTATTGCTCACAAATCATACCAAAACACCAGTTCAAATCATCCATATATTAATCAACCAGTTATCTGCATATGCCGTAAAAAAAGTTTTTTATGGCAGCTATATTTTTTCACATGTTCGTAGAAGTTAACCTCAATCTCGTTCAAAACCAAACGATAAAGAGGAAGCCAAGATGATCACATCCAATGTAAGAATTTTACGTTTAAACACGATTGTCATTAAAACTGGCATAGCCAGATCCACCATTTACGACTGGCTAAACCCAAAATCACCAAGATACGACTCTTCTTTTCCTAAGCCACGGAAGCTTGGAAAGCAGTCTGTAGGCTGGCTTGAGTCAGAAATTGACGAATGGATCAATGAACGCGCTCAGGCCTCAAATGAAGCTTAATTTTTATTACTCACAGGTTAAGAGGGAAAGTTATGTCACAGCGTATCACATACAGTACATCTAACAATACAACGGTTGAAACTCTCAGAAAATACAGCCGCTTAAAAAAATGCTCATTATCAGCTGTAATTTCATTGGCAACGGATGCCGTCGCGCCAGTTTTAGAAAAAATAATATCACATCATGATGAAGCTAATGAAATTGAAAACAATCTCTTTCAAGCTTGTTTCTTTTCCAAGAACAGACCATTACGTAGCATACCTGTCAGGTCGCAAGAAGAGTATTACCTTGCCATTTGGAATACTTACATCAAATATAACATCGACAACCTTGACCACAATCTTTATAAACACAACTTGCCTAACAGAAGGATTGGGGACAATGAGAAAAAAAAGATAATTGAAAATCAAGAAGGAATTATAGACAAATACAATGCTAAGAAAGGAATATTCATTTATTTAGACAGAAGGATCAACTATGCTCACAAGTTATCAGCTGGGTACTCAAACCTAATATTAATTAAAGAAACATCTTATGAAGATGTTTCCTTTGACTTCAGCAAAATGATTATCGCCCCTATATTAGACCTAATCACATTAGGAATAGATGAAACTGTTCGTCGAAAAAACGACAACAAAACTGTGCAGTGCATCTGCTGGATTCCAGTTTATTATATAAACAACAAGGCATTAATGATACCAGTAGTTCATGAGGACGATGTTTCTGCCTCAACGAAAAATGGAGGGAAAATCATTATTGTTGAACCATTCAAAGACGAAGTAAAAATGTAA